ACGACGCCGAAGCTCTGGCAGCAATTGAGAAGCTTCACGGTTCCGAAAAACTTTGCCTTGACTTTGAAACCACTGGTCTGGACTGTCGCATAGCCAAGCCACGCCTTCTGCAGCTTTGTTCTTCCTCGACTGAGGTTAAAGAACGGGAAGTAAGTGTCTTCGATTTCTTCAAGCTGTCTCATAAAACCATCTCGAAACTTCTATCGCTGGTAGAGACCCGTGAGATGCTGGTCGGACAGAACCTTTACTTCGATGCTCAGTTCCTGTTCGCTCTGGGTGTCGATTTCAGAGGCAAAGTTTTTGATACTATGATCGCAGAACGCGTACTGCGTGCAGGATACAAAGAAGTTAAGTTCAGCCCAAAAATAAATAAGAAGTACTATGCAGAGATTTCTAACTCACTTAAAGCTATAGCTGAGCGTAGACTTAACATCGAAGTCGAAAAAGAAGAACAGAGAAGTGATTGGTCTGTAGACGAACTTACTGACTCTCAAATTGAATACGCAGCGAAGGACGTAGCCATTCTCCCTGAGATCGCAGCTGATCAACTAAAGGAGCTGACCGAGGAAAACCTTCTTCCTGTCTACGGTTTGGAATCTAAGATCATCTTCCCAGTGGCGAAGATGTCTTACACAGGCTTCAATGTTGATATCACTAAGTTGAAAGCTCTAGAAGCTGAGATTGAGCAGGAGCTTGACAGACTCACTACGATATTTTGTGAGTCATTAGACGAGCGACTTCCCGATGGACACAAACTCCCACGAGGATTGGATGGCTCTATTTCAGTCAGCAAGAACATCAAGAAAGGATTTAACCCAGGATCCAACGCTCAGTGCCTTAAACACTTCGAAGTTGTTGGCATCGATGTACCAACTAACTATGCAACAGGAAAACCGACGCTCAGCCAGATCGACTTAGCTGAGTTTGCCAGCGACGACGAAACCCTTAACCATCTGCGTAGGAGAACGAAGTGTGAAACTCGCCTTGGTCATGTTAAAAGGTTGCTTAGTAACATTCATCCTCTTAGCCATCGTATCCATAGTGGGTATAAGCAGTACGGAGCTAACTCTGGACGCTTTACTTCGGTGGGCAGCAAGCGGGTCGCAGCCTCAAAAGTTAAAACAGAATTCGCAATAAACTGCCAGCAGATACCACGCGACAAGAAGTTCCGAGAGTGTTTCGTTGCGTCACCCGGATACAAACTGATTGTCTGTGACTTCTCTCAGATTGAACTGCGTTTGGGTGCGGAGTTAGTTCCAGTCCCGCAGATGATGCAAGCGTTCATGGAGGGCAAAGACCTTCATACTGTGACTGCAAGCCTGATCCACCAAATACCATTCGAAGAGGTAACAAAAGAACAAAGACAACAGGGCAAGACTATGAACTTTGCGTTGCTTTATGGTATGGGTTATAAAAAGTATCGCACCTACTCAGCCCAGTCAGGGAACATATTGACCCTTTCAGAGGCAAAATTAAATCACGCAGCGTTTCACAGGGCGTACCCGCAATTAAAATCGTGGCATAAAGACTGCGCCAACCTTGTAGAAGACGGGTGGACTTACAGTCGCACAGCCACGGGGAGGAGGCGTCTCCTCTCTTACGATGACGCTTCTATGATGGTTTGTGCTAACAACACTATTCAGGGAGCTGGAGCAGACATCCTGAAAATATCTCTCGCCAATTTAGTAGAGAAGATGGAAGGGGATGACGTAAGGTTAATTGCATGCGTGCATGATGAGATTGTGATTGAAGCTGTAGAAGAAAAAGCTGAACACTACAAGAAGATACTGGAGCAGTGCATGAAGGAAGGAGGGGAAAAAATCCTCAAAGAAGTGCCCGTACTTGCAGACGCTGCTATCGGAGAAAACTGGGCGGAAGCCAAGTAACCGTACTAGTATCTTGGCAGCATAAAGACAGTCCCTTGGAGATTACAAATATCCCGGCTGAGAAGGAGATCTTTACAGCAAAGACTGACCTAGGTTTTGTCGGATGCTGCAGGATCGATCAAGGGATTGTCTTCACTTCTGAAGTATTCCCTAAGGCACTTGTTGCTGCTAATGCTGCTAGACGATTAAAGAAAGAGCTGAATACTGGCACTAAACCAACACTCAAGGCAGTTTCTGAAGTTACGAAGAAGCCCACGGCTTCTAAAAAGAATCAGAAGAGTGTTAAGCCACTTAAACAAAAAGGTACAAAAAGATCTAAAAAGTCTCTAACCTACGCCTGCACGCTTTATACAGCGGAAGAAATTGAAACCATGCCGCTGCTTAGTTTCCGCGAAGTTTGGGTAATAACAAGGTATGGCGATTACGTTTCCGATGCCTTAAACCATGAGAAGAAAAGACTGGTAGCTTACTGTGGCACAAAAGAATCAGCTAAGCCATACGGATGTCACGAAGAAGCCAAGCGAGTTATGAGAACTCTGAAAGGAGTTGTAGGACCAGGATTCAACCTACAAAGGTTCTTCGTCAGAACAGATTGAGGCTGTTAAAATAAGTCCTAAAGCGTAATCGTAGAGATGGTCAGCTCTGCAAATACAAACCAACAATCTTCCCGACGTGGGCAACCTGGGAGTCGGTTGTTGAATCTTCTGGACAACGAAGATTTTATTTCTGGTATTGCGCAGCGGTTGAACTCAGCACGGGACCTTGAGAACGCGCAGCGTTTAGACGGCACGGACGCACAGGCAACTAGAGAGAGTATCGAACGATATGCAGGCGATGCATTTAAAAACGCTGCAGCTGGAGGAACAACTGCCGTAGGCGGCGCAAAGCCGATTAACATCCAAGCTTCTTCTACAACAACTTCCCCAGTTGCAGCGGAAGATTCTGGAACTGAGACGGTTCGAGGATTAGAGCAAGTCGACAGTCCAGCTACTGGTGGTCAAGGTTCATCAGGAAGACCTGGAAGTAGCTACGTCAAATCAACTGGAACTGATACTTACTATTCGAACCTCTGGAGGTAAAAACCCTGCAGTCAAAACCACTTATGAGTATCTAGGTACTCCTTTGCCTCCCGTTGAAGCAGGCAGCGGAGGCGGAGGGGGTGCCACTGCTACAGCTAACGCCACTGTCAACTTCACTCCTCCGCAACAGAAGGAAGAACAATTTTTAGAAAGAACTTTGCGGTCGTTCATCGGTGATCAATCCGGTGAACTGGATACCATTGGTGCTCGCGGCATCGGTGAGTACATGGGGTACTACGGTGACAAGTTTGGTGGCAACGAGGAGATCCTCGCCAAGGCACGCCAAGAAGGAATCAAGTTTGGCCCCACGGCAGCTCAGACGCTTGGCATTAACACTGATACCAGTTCTTACCGAGGTGACCAAGATTCAACTGAAGGTGCAATTGGTCTTGAGGCAGTCAAGCGTATGCGCAATCAAGGCTTAAGTGACACTGCAATCAAACAGTTTGCTCAACAGCAGGGAATTAAATACGGACCTAAAGCTTTAGAAGCTCTTGGTGCAGATCCGAGCCAAGCTTATCAAGCACCTGCCGCAGCTTCTGCAGCAGCACCGGCTCCATCACAAGCAGCTAGGGAAATTGCTGCGACTTACCAGACAGGTTCAAATGTGCCTCAGTCCAGCGGGGGTGGTCAAGCAATTGGTGAACAGGGTCTGATGAACATGGCTGCTGCCAGAGGTATTACTTTCGCACAAGCACGCGACCAAGCACGGTCAGCTGGCATGCAGATTGGAGCAAAGGCAGCCGCACGTCGTTGACGATGTAATAGGCATCGTTAGATTATTCCCATTGAATATTTAGCGATGACTATTTCTCAATCCGCCTCGAGGCAAGTCAGGAACTATTGGCTTGGCTGCACTCAACCGTGCTCGCGAGTTTGGTTACAGCGATGCACAAATTAAAAATCAACTGGCAGAAGAGAAGTTAGGCTTGGGTTGGAAAGCAGCCGCAAGCCTGTTCGGTATCGAAGTTGAATGAGCACTACACCCTAATCGGGTACAGAAACAACAAGACCAGATCAATCGGTGTTGTTGCTAACGACAGTTACCACGCTCAGGCTCAGGCTCTCGACATCAGTCGGGCGTTAGGGCTTGAGCGTTTTACTTTGGACTACAACCACAAGAGTGTCCAAGATCCTGTGAGCCAACTGTTCCAGGACCTCGCATACAATAACTTCAACCACTCAGTCTGTTATGAGTGGGAAGGATCTTTCTCCAACAACTCTCCAGTTCTTTACGCCTTTGGGACTAGGTTCTACCTCAGAAACCTCATCCTCGACTACATGGATATCAGAAAAGACAGCGTGGTTAAAACCGAATGCAATAATAAAGAATGTGTTAACCCATACCACTTCTCATATAAGACAGACAAAGCATCTAAATTGACTGGCGGCGACAAGAAAATGCTGTTAGCTTTCCATGGCCAAGGCGCAAGCGTTTCGCAAATCGCCAAGGCGTTAAACGTACACCGCTCAACTGTTTACCGAAACCTCAATGAACATCTTCATGCTGGGCCTTAGGGTCACAGACACTGCTCTCGAGCAGGAAGGACTCATCAACCTAATTGCTGAAGCTTTACCCGCAAGCGAAAAACGAACTCCAACCAAAGTTCAACTCATTGACAAACCTGGAAGCTACGTCGCCAATCAGCTGAAAAAATTCGGGGAGGGTGACCACTTCCTTGCAATCGGACCAACAAAACCATTAGCTGATGGCGAAGGTCTTAAGATGAAACCCATGTTGGTTGTCTCAAAGGATAGCTTTGATGACATCCTTGTCATGAATCTCTTCATGGCCACAGGTGGTCTTGGTCCCAAGAGTGACGAGGTGACGATGGGAGACACCACTGTCACCAATCGTTCTATTGCTTGGCAAGACGAAGACAAAGAGACGCAGTGGTTCAAACTTTCTGCTTGGGGTGAAAAGAGCAAGCAACTCTCTGATCTACCCGCAGGAACTCCTACTATCGCTGTTGGCAAAGTCTCCAGCAGTTCTAAGGACGATAAGCAGTTCTTGAACTACAGCGCAGACAAAGTCCTGTATCTCCCACGCGGATCTAAACCTACTCCTAAGAAGGCTTCTGATCCAGACAAAGGCAAAGTTGCAGCCAATGCTCTTGGATCCGTTAACTTCGACTTCTGATTACGACCCTTTTTACTACCTACCAATTTCTTCCCAATGCCATACATCGCTGGAAAATTCGACGCTGACGAAATTCTGTGTCAGGTCCCGCCGCACACGTTACGAGTCGATCTTCAGGCTCGTCGTTGGAAATCCGATAACGATCCTGACGCCGCCATCACGGACCAGAACGATAACGGAATCCCTATCGATTTTGTTCTCTTGGGTTTCACGCCGTTCTTTGGGAACCTGGGCATGCGTTCTCACGAGGAGTTCATTCGTATTGCTTACATTGGTGTTAGCCCTACCCATCGCTTGCTTCCTAAGCGTTGTGTTTCTACTACTATCCTCAGCGGCAAATCTTCCCAAAAGAGTTTCATCAGTTACTTCCAGACTCTTTACAACAACCGAATCAACGTTGCTGAAGTAATTACTTCAACGAAGTTCACAGCTCGTAGTTTCAGTGACACTGACCCCACGACGGGTGAAGACAAGGGTAAGATCAACTATAACTTTGTTGAGTTCAAGGACCGCCCTGCTAATGGAGAAGAGGAGGAGTCACTTATCAAAGACATTGAAAAGTGGCTTGATGGAGACGGAGGAAATCTGGTGGCTTCTGCACTTAAATCTAATATCTCCGGTTCGAATCTCATCGAGCTTCCTATGGGAGAGGACCATGCTGCGCTTAAGGAAGCTTTTATCGAAGCGAACCCTAAGCGTTTAGAAGGTGCTCCCGTTGGCGGACTTGCTTCTCTTCCACCACACCAAAAGCTTCAAGTAAAAAAGAACTCTCTGACGAGCAGCTCAAGGTGCTGAAGGAAGCAGGAATGGGGCTATAGTACGACTGCGTCACACGATACATGGCGTGTTGGCCCCCTTCCTCTAAGGGGTGTCGCTGTAAAAAGTAGAGGATGATTAAAGGCTCAGGTGCCCGCCGCATCTGGGCCTTTTCCATGTCTCAATCAGACACCCCTTATCGGGAAAAGCTGGATACTGGGTCGAGGAATTTCAGGTCGTTGAAACCCCCGTTCGATCCGCCCGTCCATGTAGGGGGAGTCGATATGCGGGGCCTTGATAAGGGCTCCTCTAGGAGAGAAACTACTACGAATGTACCTGGGTGCTCCAGCTAGAAGCTCTTCCTTGACTGCATCAATGACCAGTGCAGGGTCAGCTTTCACCACACCGTCATCAGGGTCAGCGTACCGTGGAAACACCTGCTGCATACGTCCTGCTACTTCATTATTAGGTTCAACACTTTCCGAACCACTAATAAACAAAGACAGTAACTGCTCAGGAGTAACGTTCACGGCATTTTCTATTCACTTATTAAGTTTAACTTTTTATGGCTCGTTAAACAGATCAGACATTGGAGGCAACTTGTATCCGCGTCGAATGCAGTGCTCCACCAACCTTTTAAACATCCCTGCTTTGACTAAGTAATTTGTGTGGACAATATCTATAATCTCCTCAAGTTCCTCCTTACCT